GATTGATAGCTTCGCGGACTTGCTCATTCACTCTCACCGCGCCTTCCTCCTATGTGCATCCAGCTTGACCACCGCAGCCCTTCCAAGCCGCAGCCGGTTCGATCCCTTCGAGTAATGCTCGACCATCTGAAGCGACTGGTCGGTGATCCCGCCGACCTCTGCCGCCGTGCAGCCCGCTTCCAGCAGCGCATCGACGGCGTTCTTCCTCAGCCCATGTGGCACGACCTTGTGTCCGCGTGCCTTGGCCCAGTCCTGGAGCTTCTGCCGCAGCCCTGATTGCGTCCACGGCTGCCCGTTGGCGTTGGTCAGGATCGTGAGAGCGGGGCGGTCCATGCGGTTCAGGCGATCGGCGAGCTCGGGCAGGATCGCGACCTTGATCTGCTTGTCCTTCTTCTTCTGCCAGACGAGCATGTGGTCGCCCTTGATGTCGTTCCATCGCATCGCCACGACATCATCAATCCGCTGTCCGGTGAAGAAGAACAGCGCCACTGCGTTTCCGATCTGCGGGTCGGTCAGCGCCTCCTCCAGCAATTCCTCGGGCCACTTCTCATGCGGCTTGGCGGCGAACTTCTTGACCCGCTTGACCGGGTTCTCCCTGACCTTCTCGTTATCGACCGCCCATGCGAAGAGCGCTCCCAAGGCCCTGACGGCCTGGTTTGCTGCTCCCGGTGTGTCCGACATCGCATCGCGCAGCTTCAGCACGTCGCGGCGCTCGATGTCCTTCGCTGGCGGCGATTCCCCGCGCGGCGATCGCATCAGTAGATTCGCCTTCGCCAGATAGCGCACATAGCTGCGCTTGGTCGCTTCCTTCAGCGCCCGAAACTCCGGTGACTTCTCATAGACCCGGATTAGCCCGTCGAGCGTCATCACTCCGGGCTTGTTGAGCAGCTTGGTTCGCTGGCCTAGCGCTGCCGCGTAAGTCCCGCCAAACTTCGGATCGCGCACATGGGGCAGGGGAATTAGAACCCGCCGTCCGTCGTCGCCCTTGCCGGCGTCGAAGTAATAGTAATCGCGACCCTTGGCGATCTTCTTGCGGAGATACTTCATGACGCCCGCTCATATAGCGGAGAGCCCTTGCGCCAGTCATCGTTAGCCTCGAACTCGCCAAACTCCAGCTTTACGGTTCCGTCCGGTCTCTTCTCCAGCGCAACCAGGCGCAGGCCAGCCTTCTCGGCAGCGGCCTTGGCTTGGCTGATGTCCGCAGAAGAGACGCGGATGCCCATTAGGCCGCCACCCTCTCCGTCCTGTCCTCGCGTCGATCGTTTACGCGTAACGGCCAGGCATCCCTGTTGAGTCCTGTAGTGGATAAGACTTGAGAGGGATCTAGTGTTTGACGGTGGCCGTGTTTCATCGCATCACCTCAAATTCATTTCCGCACGCTTGTTGCTCGACGCGGTTCTCCAGGCCTCGAAGCTCAGCCGCGCCTTCTCAGCCTCGCTATCTGCCAGCAGATACTTGATCCTCGCGGTTTCCCATTCGGCCAGCGCCTTCTCGTATTCGAGGTCGGCAAGGGCCATCGTCTCGGCCAATGCTGCCGAGCCTGCTTCCTTGCGGTGCTTCAAGGTCAGGATGGCCTTGCGCTGCTTGAGCCGAGCTTCCAGCCTGTCCGCATCTCCGCGAGCCTGGGCGGCTTCTGTCAGCTTCTCGCCGAGCGAATGAAGCGCCATTTCGTAGCGTTCCTCAAGGGGCATCAATTCAGAAGCCATAGGGATCATCCAGCTTGAGGCGATGAGGCGAAGCGCGATAGAACTCTTCGGCCTTCTCAAGCATCGTGAAGCCGTATTTGCGCTCGAACGTCCGCTCGCCCCTATGGGATTCGGCATGATGGTCTCGACACAATGCCAGGACAAATGCATCGCTACTTTTCTGGCCGACGCCTCGCGTTGAGGCGCGGTTCGCGTGGGCCACCTCGATCGGCATGAGCTGACAACCCGGAACCGAGCAATAGTGACCCCTCACCCAGTCACGGTGCGCGGTTGAGCGCAGCCGCAACTTGGGCTTGAAGTGATCTTCTTTGAGGCGGGCGGGAAGAGGCATCAGCCGAACGGCACGTGATCCGCTTCTTCGCGTGTCCGCGACTGTTGTTGGGAACCGCCGCTGCCGTTCTTGCTATCGAGCAGGATCAGCTCGCCGTGGAATTTCTGAAGGACGATCTCAGTTGAATAGCGATCGGCGCCGCCCTGGTCCGTCCATTTGCGCGTCTGAATCTGGCCCTCAACATAGCATTTCGAGCCCTTGCGGAGGTAGGATTTCGCTACCTTTGCTAGGTTCTCATTGAAGATGACGATTTGGTGCCACTCAGTTCGCTCCTTGCGGTCGTCTCCTTTGCCCCACGTTTCCGTTGTCGCTAGGCGCATGTTGACGACCTCGCCGCCATTGGTGAGCGAGCGGGCCTCCGGGTCGGCTCCTAGATTTCCCAGCAGACAGACTTTGTTGAGCGATGCCATTATGCGTTCTCCAATTCCGTCTTGCGGTTTTGATATTCCTTTTCGAGGAACTCGTAGGCGGTCTTTGACGCGCCCCGGATCATCTCAAGCTCAAGCTCGCTGTCGCTCCATTTCAGGCCAAGCTCGGCAAGGTCGGACGCCTCGCGCAGCTTCTTCCTGATTTGGCCGGCAGTCTTTTGCAGATCCGTTTGCTGCTCGCCCTTGGACGCAATATCGACACCGCTCTTGTCGGGATCGTCGGCATCCCCGGTCGGGATCAGGAACAGCCCCCGCATAAGCTGCTTGAGCGCGTAAGACTGCGCCGAACCGGACGACTGTGCGCCGGTATGGTGAACCTCCACGCTCTTGTAGATCGGCCCATAGCTTTCGCCGACCTCGTGAATGAGCGTGAAGGCAAAGCGGGCGCTCCACATGACTGCGGGTTTGCCTTTGCTGGTCGTGATCTCGCGGGTTTCCGCGTCCCGCGCCTCATCGGGAATGATTGCCAGGCCCGCCTCGGCGCAATGACCGCGAACGTGCTGAATGAAATCGTCGATCGAGGCATAGGAATACTTCGCCGCATAGTCGTCGCGCTCATGCTCTTTGCCGAGCGTCCCAAGCGCCTTCATCACCTCGACAACCGCCTTTGCGACCGCCGGGGGGAAGGAATGGTTCTGAGTGTCAGCAGCCATTGGTATTCATCCTTTGAAATCGGGAAAGCGCGATTGACAAACTGAAACGGGTTAACCGGGAACAGTTTTGGGGAGTCCGTGCGCGGCGCCCATTCGGCCTTCCACCGCTGGTCGGTTTCAAGCTCCCACGTTTCGGGGTCGCGCTCGCCGTCCTCAAGCCAGACGTGGATCGGTATCCAAGGCCCCTTGGCGCGCTGGCGAACCTTGTAGTATCCTTCCCCCAGAACCTCATCGATCTGCACCTTCTGCCTCTCTCAAATCAGCCACCTTGCAGGCTAGTAGATCAACGGCATTCGCGAGCTCGGAAGCCAGCCCAGGCGAGAAGCATCGAACCGGGCAGCGTGCGATAAAGGGGGCAACCCGCACGACCTCGGATACGTCCTCAATGATCTGCGCCTGGGCCGACTGTTCGAGCATCACGCGAGTGATGTGTTCGGCGTTCATCGCAAGGCCTCCCTTCCTTTTGCGATAGCGATGCTGCCCGTAGGGCGGAGACCGCAGGGCTCCGGTCCCTCAGGACCAGCAAGCTCGGGCCGTGAGGCATCGCCCACACCCTTGCGCCACAGCAAATCGCAATAATCAGCTACATCTCCAGCTCTTATTACATCAGCGTAATCGGGGTTATTCATTGGGATGCTCCTGTTGGGCGTCACCAGCTTCGCTGGTCGGGCTCTCATGCTTCGCACCATGCCCCTTCGGGTCATGGCCTTCGGTTTCGATCCCAGACGCGGCGCGCTTCATGCGTATGTGTTCAGCGCGGGCGAGAATTTCGTCGTCCTCGCGACGTTCGCGCTCTGCGCGGCGCTTAGCGTATTCTTCGTCGTTAACTTTGCGCGTTCCAAAGGTTCCGCTGCACGTGCATCCAGCCCAAACCTTGCCGGGATTGGCCTTGTGAAATTCGCACGTATGCGAGGTCGAGAAGCCCTCGTAGCGATCCGGGTCGTAGTAGATCATCATGCGGCAGTCCTTTCGGATTGCTCGTCGCTCAGCCAATCACGCATGATGGTCAGCGCCTCTTGTAGCGCGTCCAACTGATCCCGAGTTTCGAGTTTGCCGCTGAGCGCGAGTTCGGTATGCTCGCTACGACAGGTCACGACGATCTTCACGTCGCCCAGCCTCTCGGCCACGCTCTTGTCCGCGTTAGGGACTAGCGGCTCTGCCTGAGACTGCGCAGCAGGCTCAGCCCCGAAGGGGCGCAGGCCCGACCCCAAAGGGGGAACGCCCATTATGCCGCATCCTTTCTCAACAGTGGATCACCCACACTCCCATCCGCATCGCGCATAGCGAGGAGCTTGTTCAGGTTTTCCCAGAACTCGACGACTTCCGGATCGCTTTCGTTGAAGCAGCGGCCATCGCATGATCGCAGGCCACAGCCGGTGCATTCGCGGTCAGTCACGCTCGCCCCCGTGCGCAGCGCAGCGCGGCAAAGGTGAAAACGGCGAACGCTGGCAGCAGGCCGACTGTGACCGCTGACGGGTGCCAGAAGGCGTTCATGCTGGCGGCGCCGAACAAGAAGCCTTGGAGGGCGAGGAATGCGCGGCTCATTGCTCGCCTCGTGCTTTGGCGAGGGCGTTCGAGGCCGCGCCATATCCATGCCACACGATCTGCGAGGAGTTGATGACGCCGAGCGCGAGGGCTAGGCACTTGTAAAGCTCCGGTGCGGCTGCGATCAGGCGGGCGTTGGCGAGCGCCTGTGGGGCCTGCACAGAACTCTTCACGACAGGCGTAGAGGCGATTAGCTTACCTCCGCCGCCGTGGCTTCCGGCATGGACTGCCGCAGGGTTCACGATGCTGATCTTGCAGCGGTGCGGGTCAACCGCCCACGGCCCCGGCGTGAACTGCGGCGCGCTCATCGCGTGAACTCCCACGCGAAATATGCAATGGTCAGGAAGCTAAGCGCGACACACGCGATAGCGATAGGCACCGAATGGCCGAGACGGTGCAACACGGCTCGGGGCGAAGCCTGCCTAGCGCGGTGCCGGGACGGCAATCGCCCAAATACATTACGGACCCAATTCCTTCTACGCAGTTGTCGAGCAACCTTCTCGTAATGATCTACGATTTCCTGCTGCTGCCACTCGGCAGCCAACAGGTCACAAAGGTTGGGGCCGAGGGCGTTCATGCGGAATAACCCGCTGCGACTTCGCGAGCCATGCCCTCAGACGGGCAAACGCGGATTAGCTTGTCGCCGACATAGACGTAATAATCGAAGCCGTAGTCTTCGCGGACTTTGACGATGGTGGCCATCTGTCTGCTCCCTCTTGATGGGAACAGATAAACACCGGATTGGTGTGGATGTCAACAACCAAATCGGGGTCGGTGAAAAATTCTTGTGCGGCCCAGCGACAAGGCTTAATGAGAACAAATCGTGATTCTGCGTAGCGTCACCACATTACAAGCCGTTCATGGAATCGACAGCCTAGTCGGTGTTAAGCTGTTGCCAGCTCGGTCGTTTTCGAGCGACGGAGGGCATCAGGTGGCGCTGAAAAGAGAAGATCTGCGCGAGTTCGCAGCGGACTGTGGGAAGAGTGTTTGGCTGGAGCGATCGGCTGCTAGGATCGCCGACCGTGTTGCCGAGCTAGAGCGCGAACTACGGGTCGCGCCACCTGAGCGTCAACGCGAGCTTCAGGAACGTCTGCAAACGTGGCGGACATCTCTTGTATTAATATGGCGAGCCCTTGGAGAATCGCCCGGTCTGGCTCGTCGCCACGCAGCACGAACCGCGCCAGCACTTCAGCAACCTCTCCTGCGACTTGTTCGGTAAGCTCGAAGCGTTGACCGCCCGAGACCAGATCGGCGGGGTCGATTCCGAAGGCTGCGGCGATTCGCTCGATCCAGTCTGCATCGAGCTGGCGCTGGCCCTTCTCGAGCTTCTCGATCTGCTGGCCTGAAGTCGGGGGCCGGAGGCGTGACGCCAGATTGGGGCGCGACCATCCGCGCTCTTCGCGCAGGCGAATGATCTCCGCTCGGATGCGATCCCCCAACACGGGGACGACATGGCGGTGCGCCGAATAAATCGGAAGCCATTGAATTGGTGCTGTTGACATAGGTTCCGCGACACCGTATTGGTTCTGTCGCGATGAAATTAGCTGACTATCTCACGCATACGTCCACCTCACGCCACGAGTTCGCCAAAACCATCGGCGTGAGTGGAGAGACGGTGCGCCGCTACATCGCCGGCACCCGCATTCCCGAGAAGGAGATCATGGAGAAGATCGCTGAGGTCACCTCGCTACAGGTCACCGCCAACGACTTCTTCGGGATTGCCGCATAATGGGCGCGAGCTTCCGCTACTACGCCTCGACGCTCAGCCCCGAACAGCAGGAGCTGATCGACCAGAGAACGCTGGAGCTCGGTCACGAGCCAGCTTGGCATGAAATCCACGAGATTCTGATGGCGCGCCCCAGACTCCACGGCGCGCCGGTGAGAGGTGGGAACTCGACCGTTGCCCCGGTCCCCACCTCTCGTTCCCCTTCGCCACCCGGAATACGCTGATGGCGGAGGGGGGACAAGTCATCACCATCGGACGCGCAACGCTCTACTTGGGCGATTGCCGCGATATCCTGCCGACGCTCCCGAAGGTGGACGCGGTTGTGACCGATCCGCCTTATGGCATCGGTATCACTCGCTCGAACCGCTTGGCCGTCAGTCGCGGAATGGGCGGAAAGTCGTGGGACGACGAGACTCCGACCACCGAGTTTTTGGCAGAAATCCTTGCAAAATGCAAGCAATCTGTGGTATGGGGAGGCAACTATTTCGGGCTTCCGCCTGCTCGCTGCATCCTCGTTTGGGACAAGCAAAACGACGGGCGCGACTTCGCGGATCTCGAAATGGCGTGGACGAACCTCGACGCCGTTGCCCGCATCTATCGGCTGCGTCCGATGGGCATGGACGACGGGAAGGTTCACCCGACGCAGAAGCCAATCAGGCTCATGCGCTGGTGCCTGTCGAAGCTGGCCGCGCCCAGAACTGTGCTCGACCCCTACATGGGGAGCGGAAGCACGGGCTGCGCCGCCGTCGCAATGGGCCTGTCGTTCACCGGCATTGAGCGCGATCCCGATTATTTCGCGCTGGCCTGCAAGCGCATCGAGGACGCTCAGCGCCAAGCAGACCTCTTCATCGGAGAGGCCGCCTAAATGCCCTTCGCCCAAGCAATCCTCATCATTCTCCCTCTTACAGGGATAGGGATATTCTTCCTTGATTGGGTTGGGAGGAATGCGGCCGAGGCTTTGGGCGTCTCCCCTTCGGGGTCGGGCCACTCGCGAGCGGAGCCTGTAGTCTCCGTCCTTCGGACGAGTGTCCCTGACGCTGGTGATTTCCCCCAGGAGAAGCGGCCAGCCCGAAAGGGTCGGAGGGGGGACGGTCCTAGAACAAACGGACTGGCCGGTAACGCAAGTCAACAAAGGGGCGCCTCACACAAGCGTCCCCTCGGCGGCGGCGAATAATGAACTGCCTCCGAAACGAATATCCCCACAACGCGAAATCCATTTCGCCGTCGCTTTTCGGAAAGCCGACGAAGCGCTCAATCAGGGCTGCGGTGAAGCAGATGATTCTCTCCGTTCAGGCATCCCACGGCCTGTCTGACGAAGAACTCGCAGAGGTTATCGGCGGCTGCAAGGAAACCGTTGCCAACTGGCGCGACGAAGCCGCCACCATGAACACGGAGGCGCTGTTGGTCTTTGCCTACAGCTTTGGCGAGGAAGCAATCGAACCGCTGCGCCAGCTTTATCTGTGCGCCCCTGTTTCCGACGAAACGATTTCAGAGAAACGCAGGCGGCTGCTCCGCGAGCTTCAAGCATTGGAGGACGAAGAATGACGCACCCGCTGCAATCGCTGATCGCCGCCCCGCTCGCTAACGCGACCAAGATCAACACTCCCGGCGGCAAGCGTCCCGCTCCCCGCGTGTCCAAGCAGGATTTTGCCGACGACATCGGCCCGAAGGTCAGCGCCAAGGAGCTTCGCGAGCGCAAAGCAAAAGCGGCTTCGGAAAAGCTATCCAAGCTCTTCGACTACTACGCCGGAACCGATCTGACCGCAGAAAAAGTGGCCGAACACATGGGCCTCTATCGGCAGGAGCAAACCGGACTCGACGAGACCACAGGAAAGCCGATCTTAACCCGCGTTCTCGATGTGAAGCGTGCCGCTGACCAACTCGCGTGGCGGCGCATGCCGGCGTGACGGCTCTCATCGAGCTCCCGTTCCCGCCCGCCACCCTCAGCGGCCACAATAAGGGCCACTGGCACTCCAAGAGCGGCATTGTCGCAAAGCATCGCAAGTGGGCGGCTATGGCTACCATCGCCGCCTCCGTTCGTGCGCCAGAGGCCGGCGATATTCGCGTCTCTGTGACGTTCTATCCGCCCGACAGGCGCGGCGACCGCGTGAACTTCCCCAATCGCATGAAGCCCTATTGGGATGGCATCGCGGACGCTTTGAAAATCAACGATAGCCGTTTCCTCCCGACCTTCCACTTTGCCGAGCCCACCGCGAACGCAAAGGTCGTCATTGCGATAGCGATGGCACCCGACAGGGCGGCAAACGGAGATTTGCCGGTCCCTAAGGACTGCCTAGCGCGGGCCGAAGGCATCGCCCCAGATAAGGCAAGCTAGCGATGTCGGGGGGAACACTCACCTTCACAACCGATCAGGCGTTCAAAACACACGCTGAGGCATATCCTCTGTCTCAACGCGAAGCCCATGCCGAGCAAGCGGTGGCGTTCGCCGCTGCCGGACAATGGCTGGACAACACAAGCTGCTGGCACATCTGCAGGACTTACAACGTCCCTCATCTCCTTAGCGATTTGAAGGCGCTTCGGGCCAAATTTAGGACTGAGCTTAGCATGGTGGGAGGGGATAAGTGATCCGATTGTATGCCGGGCGTCTCCCTTCGGGCCGGGCTCTCGCCGTAAAGGTCGAGCCTTCAATCTTCGGTGAAGTCTCGCCGCCTGACGGCGCTTCGATCCCTGACGCGGAGCCCTGCATCACCGCTGCTGATTTAACTCCCGCGTTGAGAACGGCATTCCTCATTCCGGGCCGGTCTGTCGCGAAGATCCAGCTCACGGTTGCCGACTTCTACGACATCAGCCCCACCTACATGACTGAGCCAGATGGGCGCGACAGGGGAATGCGCGAGCCAAAGGTTGCACGACCTCGCCAGGTAGCAATGTTCTTCGCCCGCAAGCTGACGCCGATGACGCTGCCGGCGATCGGCAAGCGCTTTGGAGGCCGCGATCACACTACGGTTATCCACGCGATCCGCGTTGTCGAGAAGCGGGCGAAGCAGGACCCGGCCTTCAGGCTGGAGCTCCAGACGCTGCGCGAGAGGCTCGAAGCATAGTGGCGGCGCTCCCTTACATGCCGCTCTACGCAGCGGACTACCTTGCTGACACCGCGCACCTCACCGCTACGCAGCACGGCGCGTATCTCCTGCTGCTGATGAATTACTGGCAGCGCGGCGGGCCATTGCCTGATGACGATACCCGCCTGGCTCGAATTGCCCGCGTGGGACCACGCGAATGGCTCAAGATGCGCGACACCATTTCAGAGTTCTTTGCAACCGCTGACGGAAAATGGGTCCACTTGCGTGTGGAGCAGGAGTTGGCGCGCGTTGAGGCTAAGTCATTGAAATGTAAGGGCGCGGCTGAAGCGTCCGTTCAACGCCGGTTCGACAAACGCTCAGCGCCTGTTGAACCAACAGATACAGATACAGAAACAAGAGAAAAACCAACAGCTATCGCTGTTGTCAAAAACGCTGATCCCCGTGGCTCAAGGCTGCCTGATGATTGGCAGCCTAAACCCCTCAACGGAAAAACCTCCGAGATGGTCGCCGCATGGCCCGTGGGGATGATCGAGCGCGAGCTGTCCAAATTCCGTGACTACTTCCTGAAAACCCCAGGCGCGAGAGGTCGGAGCCTCGACTGGGATGCAAGCTACCGAAACTGGCTCCGCAATGCCGACGAACGAAAGCCGAGGCTGATCCATGACCGCTCTGACCGAGATCCAACCACAGTCGCAGTTGAACGCTTCCTCCGGGGCGATGTCGGCCCTCATGCTGGAACTGGCTAAGATGCTCAAGCTGGTGGCGCCAATCTCGATGACCGCCGATGCCCAGCTCGTTTGGCTTCAGGCGGCGATCGACGCGCTTGAGGGCATTCAGGCTCACGAGGTCGCAGCGGTTTCTGCCGAGCTCCGCCGCTCGGTCACGCGACCCAGTCAGATTGTCCCGGAGATCGCCAAGCTGGTTGACCAGAAGCGCAAGCGAACAGTCCACACGAGCGGGCTGGGCGAGATCAACGCGAAACGAGAAGCGGCAGGACTTGGCGCTGTCGAATGGGTCGATGGGCGGATGCAGTTTGTTGATGCGCCGGAATGCAGTCTCGGAAAGCGGGTCAAGTGAGCGCCGATCCGATGGAGCACCTGATCGAGATTGGCCTCACCCAGGCTGGCATTGATTTCGTCACCGACTTTGGCGGCGAAAACCCGAGCAATCTGGATTTCAAGATCATCGGCCCCATCGGAACGGGCGTCGAGATTGAGGTCAAGCGCTTCCACTCCCCGCGCATCGCTGAACAAATGGCGCGAGCAAGTGACGTGATCGCAATTCAAGGCCCGGTGGCCTGTGCGTTCTTCGCCTACCTCTTGGCGTGCCGCTCAGTTGCCGCTGCGCCAGAAACAGCAAGCTAAAACCGGGAGGGCGGGGGAAGATGGGAAGGCCAAAGGATCAGAACAGTCGCCGCTCCAAAGCCGAGCGGAAGAGGGCTCAACGAGCAGCGGAAGCCGCATCGAGGCTGTGCCAGAAGGGCGAGCCCAACTCTGTGGTTATTGCTCGCCGCGAAGCCTTCTCGTTCGTGAAAGCCGAGAAGGGCGGTTCGATCGACCAGGACATCCATGATGCGATCGGTCAATTTCATGCCCTTGGATTGCTCGACGGCCATGGACACGAGGCGAAGGATCTTCGTGACGTTGGCCGGGAATATGCCGAGCTCTACTGGGAGAGATACGACGAACTTTCGCCGAAGGTCGGGCAGTTCGAGCGGCGGTCAAGGGGAACCGGAAATCCCCCGCCGATCAACGGGCGTTATCTGAGGTTCGACCGCCTGGATGATTCACTCCCCCGCTGCGGGATGGAGCGAACCGCGATCCACATGCTGCTGACCAATCACTTTCACTCTGATCGGATGGAGGGCTGGGTTCAGAGGTTAATTGGGTACGAGCTCATCAAGAAAGGCTCAAAGCTGTATTTCCCGCTGCTGCTCGACGGAGCGACGATGGGGCATGACCGCTACATGCTGGGATGCGCGATCCGTGGGTTGGCGATGCTGATGGATGCGAGCTTGCCGGCAAGATTTCAGCGGGTTGCGGCGTGAGCGGAATCCCGCATAGTCCGAACATGCTTGGCGATCTATTCAACGTGCAACCGGGAAGCATCATTCGCTATTCTGGAAATGTGTTCGACCAATGCTGGGCTGCGCCGAACTCGCTAGCCCAGCATCAACAGGCGAATATGCTCAATTCCCTATTGGGCCAACAGCAACTCGCAGCTTTCGCCGCTAATCAGACGGCCGACCCAGAGACGCAGCGTTATCGGGACGCAGCTCATAATGAGTGGGCTAGGGGTCGCGCTAAGGAATACACGGACAAAGGAGAGCGCATAGTTGATCGCATTGCGTTCTGGGGCGCGTGGGCTCCATTTAGCTGGCCGATCCTCTATCGTCTGTCAGTGAAGCTCGACAAGACGACGGCCGAAGCCGAGCGCTACCTCGCCATGATTAGACCTGAGAAAGAGCCTACGGAACCGGAACGCTCCTGAGCCGTTTAAGTTGCGGCGCAAGAAGATCGCCGCTTGACAGTTTCGGTATTTTATGATACCGAGTTTCCAAGCTCAGAATTGCGCCCGCCGGAAACGTTCCGAGCGGGCTTTTTCATATTTCGCGCCGAGCCTGACGCTTCCCCAAGCAAGCGTTGCAGTGCGCGAAGGGCCAGCCAGCCTCTCACCTCCGACGCACTGATAGCTGAGCGGAAAGACGCGCAACACCGCTGGCCCACCCTATCATGTCCAGAATCCGTAAATCGCTCCTCCTCCGAAGGGCTAGTGCAGTGCCTGAAATCGCGTCCGAACTTGCTGAAGCTCTCCACCGATGCGCGGACGAGCTTGCGGGTATCGGCGGAGCATTAGCTTACATCGCTGCTGCAAAGCATTCAGGGACAGCAGGCGAGCAGAGACAGCTTGCAGCGGTCGTTTATCGGACTTCGATCTTACGCTTTGGAGGCGTGAAGTACGATGGCGAGCCGATCGACAAGATGACTATCGAAAGCTGCGACAAGGCGCTTCGGGCGTTGTTGCGGAAATGACCCTCAAGCTAGTTTCCGACAACACGGTAGAGCTTCCAATCATCAACGTGGCCGACATTCCGGCCAACCTTCGCCTTCTCGCCGACACGATTGAACGGGGAGACGCTGGAGAAATTCGGAGTTGCGTGTTCGTCCTGGTCACGGACGGCGGTCTGTCGATCCACGTCAAGGGCGAGAACTGTTCCTCTTACGAACTGATGGGTCTCTTTGAGGCCGCCAAACTCCGCGTGTTCGCGGACGATGCGATTGAGGATTAGCTAGATGACCGCATTCACGAAGCTCAACGGCTTTGTCGAACACCTCGGGACGGGCGTTCACAACCTGAATACCGGGGCGATCACCGTTGCGCTGAGCAACACTGCTCCGGGCTCGGAATCGACGCCGCCCACTGGCGCGGCTTCGGCGTGCATTCTCGCGAACGTCACGCAGATCAGCTACACCAACCTCAGCACGCGGGCCTTCTCGGGTGTGTCTTATAGTCAGTCGTCGGGCACTGGTACATTGTCCGCGAGCGACTTGGTTCTGACCGCTTCGGGTTCCGTTGGGCCGTTCCGCTATGTCTATGTCTATAACGACACGCCGACATCACCGGCTGACCCACTGATCGGATACTGGGATTACGGTTCGTCGATCAGCCTTGCGAATGGCGAGACGTTCACGATCGACCTTCCGGGCAACATCCTGACGGTCGCCTAGCCCGCTTCAGGCGGGAGATAGCCCGTGGCCGTAACCCGCACTTCGATAAGCTCGTCAATGGCGAGCAGCGCGGCCGCTACAACGGCTACATTCGGAACCGGGGCTGCCGCCGGTAACCTCGGTATCCTGATTGTCGAGACGGCCAACCAGACAATCACGACGCCGACCGGCTGGACACAGATTGATAGCTTCGGTATCGGCACCGCCGGGGCTGCTGGTGCAACACGATACTCGGTCTTTTACAAAGTCAGTATCACTTCGGGTGATATTTCAAGCGGCATCTCGGTATCGGATAGTGGCGATCACCAGAATGCCATCCTTGTTACATTCAGTGGTCATGACACCACGACGCCGTATGCCGAACCTTTCTTCGGTAGTGATAGTTCTACTGCCACATCGCTCAATATCAATAGTGCGACTGGTGGTTCAACGACAGTCACTGCAAACGATCTCGCCCTCGCGATCATCTGCACCGATCGAGATAGCGCGACGACTTCGACCAATGGCTCGGCGGCATGGGCCAATATCAGCGGCTCGAACAGCTTCATCGCGAACTTTTCAAGTTCGACGGGCGCTGGTGGCGGCATCATCGTCAATCAACTCACTCCGAGTGGTTCTAATACCGGCAACACCACCTTCAGTTGCACGATCACCGGCTCGGCGTGGGCAGGCATCGTTCTTGTCATCAAATCGGCGGCGGCGGCAAATACTCTCACCGCGTCTAGTGGATCGTTCACTCTAACCGGAAGTTCTACGACTTTAGCCGTAGGGATGCCGGCGAGCGCAGGATCGTTTGCGGCAGCTGGTTCCGCCGCAACGCTTCGGGTGGGAATGCCTGCTTCGGCGGGCTCATTCACACTGAGCGGCGCAGCACCATCGCTGCTTTACAAGCGGATAATGACTGCATCCGCTGGTTCGTATGTAATCAGCGGCTCCGCAGCTACACTAAGCAAGGGATTCAGACTAACCGCTGCCGCAGCGGCGTTCACGCTAAGCGGATCAGCCGCAACACTTACGGCGCAACGCAAGCTGACGGCATCTGCCGCAAGCTATGTGCTGAGTGGATCTGCCGCCACGCTGCGGGTTACGATCACTGCTGCAAGCGCGAGCTACACGCTCACAGGCTCAGCCGCATCGCTGCTCAAGGGATCAAAGCTAGCTGCTTCGGCGGCATCGTTCGTGCTTACGGGATCGGCGGCGAGCCTCAAGCGGGGGCTGCTACTTACTGCCGGTTCTGGATCATTTACTGAAACCGGATCGAGCGCGTCGCTCACTAAGGTTGGCTCGACCTCATATACGCTGACAGTAACGGTCGGAGCCTTCAGCCTCTCGGGAAGCGCGGCAAGCCTCAAGGTCGCGAGACTACTTAACGCGCAGGCACGCCCTTACGCACTTTCTGGATTTGCGGCCGCACTCGGCAGGAACAAGACATTCCAAGCTGAGGCCGGGGTGTTTGTGCTTTTGGGGCGGGGCGCGGCATTCCTTCAGCCAGCCCTCGGATTAGAGGCGCTTGATCGCCGCCTCGCACGACAACACAGAGGAAAGCCACTCGCTGATTGGCGAAGGTTTAGGGGGTATCGATGAGCGGTGAAGATACACCCTCAAAAACGAACAAGCTGTGCCCGCCTTGGCAGCCTGGTCAATCGGGCAATCCTGTTGGCCGTCCGAAGGGTGCGCGAAGCCGCTTCTCGGAGAAGTTCGTCAACGACTTCCTCGCCGACTGGGAGGCTCACGGTGCCGAAGTGATCGCCCAAGTGAGGGCGGAAAAGCCCGATGTCTATTTGCGGACTGCGACGGCCATCCTGCCGAAGGTGATCGATGACGGAGACGACTTCGACAATCTCACCCCGGACGAGCTCGACGCGCGACTTGCTGATCTTGAAGCGCGAACGGCTGCGCTTGTTGGAACGCAAGGCGGCGATGGCCGAGAAGGAGAGGCGAGCCGCAAGCCTCATTGAGTTCACGAGGCACACAAACCCGCTATACGAGAGCGCCGCGCACCATCATCGCATCTGCGAGAAGCTGGAAGCGGTAGAGCGCGGCGAAATCGACCGGCTCATGATCTTCATGCCGCCGAGGCATGGAAAGTCTGAGCTGGCCTCGAAGCGGTTTCCCGCTTGGTGTCTTGGGAGAGAGCCGCGCCGGCAGATTATCGCGGCATCGTATAACTCGGACCTTGCCAACGACTTCGGGCGCAACGTCCGCAATATCGTCGGCGAGCCTGAGTTCCGCGACGTGTTTCCCAATGTCAGCTTGGCCCCCGACAGCCACGCGGCGAACCGCATGAACACGAATTACGGGGGTGCGTATGTCGCAGCGGGCGTCGGCACGGCGGTTACTGGTCGAGGCGCACACATTGCCCTTATTGATGACCCGTTCAAGGATCGCGAAGAAGCCGACAGCGAGCGGCGCCGTGAGCTTGTGTGGGACTGGTATCGGTCAACCCTTTTCACCCGTCTTATGCCTGGAGGGGCAATTGTCCTCATCCAGACACGTTGGCACGAAGATGATCTTGCCGGTCGCCTGCTCGAAGCCGAGGGCGATCAGTGGGAAGTCCTCGAACTGCCCGCCATTAATGCTGACGGCAAGGCGCTGTGGCCCGAGTGGTATGACGAGGCCGCGCTAGAGCGCATCAGGAACACAATCGGGGCTCGCGAATGGTCGGCGCTGTACCAGCAGCGGCCGCAGCCGGACGAGGGCACGTTCTTCCAACGCGAATGGCTGAAGGAATGGGATAAGAGGCCCGCCGCGCTGAATATCTTCGGTTCGAGCGATTACGCTGTGACCGATGGTGACGGCGACTGGACGACGCACCGCATATGGGGCGTTGACGAGAACGGCGGGCTCTATCGTCTGGATGGGTGGCGGGGCCAGACGACAGCCGACGAGTGGATGGACCGGAAGATCGACCTCATCGCCAAGCATAAGCCGCTGGCGTGGTTCGGTGAGGCCGGGGTCATTCAGAAGGCGGTCGAGCCGATGCTTCGCCGCCGGATGTTGGAGCGCAAGGTGTTCTGCCGCCTCGAATGGCTGCCGAGCATCCACGACAAGCCGACCAGGGCGAGAGGATTCCAGGCCAGGGCGGCGATGGGCAAGGTGTGGATGGAGCCGGGAGCGGACATTTCCGAGTTCTTGAGTTTCCCCGCCGGCAAGCATGACGATGAAGTGGACAATGCTTCACTGATCGGTCGGGCGCTCGATATGGCGCACCCGGCAACGATCACGACGCCGATGGTCTCGAAGAACCCGCCCGACCTGTGGGGCCGCAAGAAAAAGCCGAACAACTGGAAAACGATCTAGGAGGGCTCATTGGCCGACGCTGAGAAGCCCACGCTCGAAACCTATCGCAAGATGTTCGCGGAGGCTCGCGACCTCCTCGCCGACAATCGCCGCGAACAGCAGATCGACGATGACTATTATCACGGCTACCAGCTTACTCGCGAGGAGCGCGACACGCTCCAGCGCCGGGGGCAGCCGGACACGGTGTTCAACCGCTACCGAAGGGCGATCAACGGCACGCTCGGCGTCCTGGAGGACGGGGAGACCGATCCGAGGGCCTACGGGCGCAATCCCGGCGTCGATGAAGATGCCGCTGACGTTGTTACGAAGGTTCTGCGCTACGCTGCGGATACCAACGACTTTCACGAGCTGAGGCTTGAGTGCGCATACGACTACCTAGTTCCGGGCGTTTGCGCGGCGATCATCGACGTTGACGAAAACAAGCGGCCCAAGCTCGAACAAATCCGCTGGGAGGAGTTTTTCTACGATCCCCGCTCGCGCAAGAAGGACTTTTCCGACGCCCGCTATATGGGCATCGCCAAGTGGATCTACGCCGACACGCTAAAGGGCTTGTTCAAGGACAGCGGCACGGCAATCGAGGACGCGCTTTCAGACAATTTCACGATGGGCGCCGACGAGACGTTCGGCGACCGCCCGAAGGACGGACTTTCGCACTGGGTTGACCGCAAGAACCGTCGCCTGATGGTGGTCGAACTATATCACCGCGACCAGAAGGGCTGGAACCGTTGCGTGTTCCACGCTGGCGGCGTTCTTTCGGCAGGCCCAAGTCCCTACAAGGACGAGAAGGGCAAGCCCGAGTGCGCGATCGTCGCGATGTCCTGTTACGTGGACCGCGAGAACAACCGCATGGGCATCGGGCGCGACATGCGCTCGCCGCAGGATGAGTTCAACAAGCGCAGGCAAAAGCTCCTGCACATGCTCAACAACCGCCAAGTGCAGTCGAACGATCCTCAGGTTGCGTTAGCGTTCGACGCAGAGATGGTCAGGGCGGAAGCGGGCAAGCCGGACGGTGTAATTCCTCCGGGCTGGCAGCCCACTTCGCAGACCGACCTTGCGACTGGCCAATTCAACCTCTTGTCGCTCGCCGAGAGCGAAATGGACCGGCAGGGGCCAAACCCGGCCATATTGGGAAGGCAGGCGCAGGACTCATCGGGACGGGCGCAGCAGGTTCGCCAGCAAGCGGGAATGACCGAGGACGCCGTGATCTATCGCGGCATTCACAACTGGGAAATCCGGATGTATCGGTCGATGTGGAACCGCTGCAAGCAGTTCTGGACCGCGCCCGACTACATCCGCGTGACCGACGACGAGGGCTCGCCCCAGTTTATCGGGATCAACCAGCCCGTTCACGGCCCGCCCCAGGTCGTTGCCGGCCCTGATGGGATGCCGACGATCCAGCCCACGGTGCTGGGTTATGAGAATGCTTTGGCAGAACTTGACGTGGACATTGAGCTAGACGTGACGCCCGACACGGCGACGCTTCAGCAGGAGCAGTTCCAGACGCTTGCCGAGCTGGCGAAGATGTATGGGCCGCAGGAAGTTCCGTTCGACGACATGCTCGGGCTTTCCGATCTCCCCGACAAGCGCAAGCTGATCGAGAAGCGGAAAACACGGGCTGAGCAGATGCAGCAGCAGGGCGGCATGGCCCAGCAGATGCAGGCGCAGGCCGCGAGCGTCGAGATCGCCGACAAGGCTGCCTCGGCTCAGTTGAAGCAGGCGCAGACCGAAAAGACACAGGCCGAGACCGCAAAACTCGGCGTCGAAACACAGAATGAAGCCATTCGGCCCCACGTGGAAGCCACGATGCGTGGCGCTGAGCTGGGCATGAAATCCGCCGCCGGGAATACGGGCGCATCGGGCTAGGACGAACCTAGCAACTGGCCGCCGCAGTTCGGGCGTTTCGTGAATCGGCTGACGACAAGAGCCGAGGGGGAATTAATGGACAAGCTGGACTTTCTGGACGGCTCTTCGGAGCCGAATGAGGAAGTTGTTGCCGAGACGCCGGTTGTGGAGGCCCCTGAAGCCGAAGCGCCCGCAGTTGAGCCAGAGGCCGCACCTGTCGAGACCGAGGCGCAGAAGCGCGAGCGGGACGAGAGGGGCCGCTTCAAGGCCAAGGACGAGCAGCCGCAGGATCAGACGATGGTCCCGCTCACCGCGCTCCACGAGACGCGGGACAAGGTTCGCGCGCTTGAGGCTGAATTGCAACGCCTTCGCCCACAGCAGCAATCTCAGCCAGAGGTCGTTCCCGATATTTGGGAAGACCCCGAAGGCTACCAGAACCACCTTGCACAGACCGTTCGGCAGGCAACGCTGAACGCCACGCTCAACCTATCGGAAGAGCTGGTTCGTCAGTCGGCCGGCAACGAAACCGTCGATGCTGCCCAGCAGTGGGGGCAACAGGCTTTCCAGGCCAATCCCGCGCTGTTCCAGCAGTTCATCTCCCAGCGAAACCCTTACGGGTTCCTCGTCCAGGAATATCAGCGCCAGACGGCGTTGAGCAAACTTGGCGACCCGAAGGACATTGACGCCTTTCTCGCGTGGAAAGCCGCTCAAGCGCAGATTCAACAGCAACCGGCGCAAGCCACACCGCAACCAGAAGCGCCACCTCCATCCATCGCCTCGGCCCCCTCCGCTGGAGGGGTTCAGACGATCGCGACCGGGCCGGGGGTAGCGTTCTCAGAATTGATAAAGTGAGACCTTAAATGGCCGAAGTTACGCTAGCCACCTCGCTCGAAAAGCAAAAGTGGATCAACAACTACTTCCAGGAGTATATCCGGGAGACCGGCTTCTCCGGTTACGTCGGGAAGTCGAACAACTCGATCATCATTGCCAAATACGAGCTTCAGGAAGAGGCCGGCAAGACGATCAACATTCCGCTCATCACCCGCCTCAAGAGTGCCGGCGTCACCGGCTCGGCGGTTCTCGATGGTGCGGAAGAGGAGCTCGGCAACTACAACTGCGCGATCTCGGTTGACTGGCGCCGCAACGGCGTCCGTGTTCCGAAATCGACCAGCTACAAGACCGAGATCAACCTGCTCGACGCTGCCCGTGATGCCCTCAAGGCGTGGGAAGCGGAGAAGATGCGCGATGACATCATCAAGGCGATGCTGTCGGTCGTCACCACTGGCGACACGACAGTAAACCTTGCGGATTCGTCGGCTGCCAACCGTAACGCATTCGCAGCAGCCAACAGCGATCGCATCCTCGCGGGTGTCGCAATCTCCAACTATTCGGCCACCTGGGCGACCATGATGGGGAACATCGACACCACGAACGACAAGTGCACGGCGGCGAACATGAGCCTCATGAAGCGCATTGCCAAGCTCGCCGATCCACACATTCGTCCGTTCCGCTCGAAGGTTGGGCAGGAGTTCTTCGTGGCGTTCCACGGCTCCCGCACGTTCCGCGACCTGAAAGCCGATTCGACCATGACACAGGCGAACCGCGATGCGCGGCCGCGCGATGTCGAGGCGAACCCGCTCTTCCAGGACGGCGACCTGATCTATGACGGCATCGTTCACCGTGAGGTTCCGGAAATCGACGCAGTTTCGGCGACCGGCACTTACAATCTCAACGGCGTTGGCGCCTCTTCCTGCGACGTTCGTCCGGTTTTCCTGTGCGGTGCGCAGGCGGTGGGCATCGCGTGGGGCCAGGAGCCGACCCCGCAGACGGACATGAACAAGGACTACAAGTTCCGTCCCGGTGTCGCGATCGAAGAGCTGCTTGGCGTCAAGAAGCTCGTCTTCAACGGTGTCCAGCAGGGCATGGTGACGGGCCTCTTCGCGGCTGCCGCCGACAGCTAAGATCAACCCTGAATGACTCACGAAGGGCTGCCTTAACCGGCGGCCCTTCGTGTTTCTGGAGAACACGAAATGACGACTTACAACACCACTGCCGTGGCGAACTTGCAAGGCGCAAACGCCCACGGTCTCTCAGGCAACGCCAAGGTTGCCTATGGCGAGGTCGCGGTTACTACCGCCCTTTCCACTTCCGACACGCTCAACATGTTCGACCTTCCGGCCAATGCCCGGATTGTCATGGCCGTGCTGGAATCCGACGACATCGACACCAACGGCACGCCGACCGTGACCCTGAATGTCGGCGATTCCGGTTCTGCCACCCGCCTGTTCTCGGCTTCGACCGTGGGCCAGGCGGGAACGGCATCGACCGCGCTGGCTGTTACCGGCGTTGGTTATAAGACCACGGCCACGACCCGTATCAAGATCGTGCCGCAGGCAAACCCTGCAACGGCGGCAGCGGGCACCATTCGCCTCGCTGTCGTTTACGTCGTCGAATAACGACTTGGGGCGGGGCTTCGTGTCCCGCCCCGCTTTCGTGCGGGGGAAAGCATGGCAACTTGTCTCGATATCATCTCCAGCGCCATGCGCCTGTCGGGCATCCTAGGCCTCGGCAAGGAGCCGAAGGCCGCCGAGTCCGAACACGGCCTCGCCTGTTTGCAATCGCTTTACGACAGCTGGGTTCAAACAATGTTCGGCCGGCTCGAGGATGTCTACCTGACGAGCGACGACACGGCGGAAGAGGGCAAGCGTTATTACGTCCCCTCAGGGATCACGCTGACCGACGCATCGAGCGAATATCTCGACGGCTCGGGCGATACGCGCCAGCCCCGCGACCTGTCGCTCTACGAAGTCCTGGAATCGGACGGAACGCGGCGCGTCAAGCTCTACGACCGCACGGAATGGGTGGATCTTCTCGATTTGGGGTTGAGCGACATCGCGCCGCTGTCCGGCCGCAACGAAATGGGCCTCGCGGCTTGCCTCGCTACGCACGGCGCTTTCGCCGCCGCGTTTGGGGCCGAGCCCAGTGAAAGGGTCGGCGTTCTCGCTGCAACCTTCCTCGCCGGCCTTTCCTACAAGTTCGGTTCAACGCGCGACAGGACGAAGGCGGAGTATTTCTAGGTGCCGAGCATCAACTACGGTGCCTCGGCATATCTCCGCACCAACGGAAACCTGCCGCCGCTCACGCTCATCAACATGTTCCTGGAGCAGGCCAAGACTTCCGAAAACCAAGTGTGCCTCCTGTCCCGCCCCGGCCTTGTGGAGTTCTCCGAGGTCGGCGATGGGCCGATCAGCGGCATCTTCTGCGAGGCTGGGACGCTAAGCGGCGACCTGTTCTCGATCTCAGATTCAACGCTTTACCGCGACACGACCAGCAAAGGGACGATCTCAGGTTCAGGTCCAGTCAAGTGGGCGGGTTCGGAGAACGAGCTTCTCGTTACACGCGGAGGAACGCTCTACAGCTATAACGGAACGGGATCTGCGACGAGCGCGGGGTTCACCGGGTCTTTCTCCAACAACGTCACATCGGTTTGCTTCATCGGCGACCTGTTTGTTGCGGTCGAGGCGGATTCGGCGCGGATATTCTGGTCCGCTCCGCTCGACGGAAGGACTTGGGACGTTCTCGACTTCGCCACGGCGGAGCGGAAGGGCGACCTCCTGCTCGACGTTGCCGCGCTGAACGACAATTTGTGGCTGTTCGGGCAGGAGACCATCGAAGCCTGGGCGCATACCGGGGACGCAGACCTTCCGTTCACCCAAATCGAGCAAGTCGGCTTCGACAAGGGCATTCTCGACACGGGATGCGTCGTCAACGCTGATAACACCCTGTTCTTCATCGGCTCGAACTCGACGGTTTACCGGCTTGGGGAGGTTCCCCAGCGCATCTCTGACCACTCGATCGAGGGGCGGATTCTGGCGTCAGCCACGGCGTCGGTGTTTTCGTTCCAGCATGAAGGCCACGAGTTCGTCTGCGTCAGGCTTGAGGACGAAACGCTCGCTTACGATTGCGCGACGGGCGAATGGTGCGAGTTCCAGACCTCTCAGGGCAACTGGATCGTCACATGTGCCGCACAGAGCGGGCAGACGGTCTATTTCGGGCATGAGGCGACGGGGCAGATCCTTCAGTTCTATGGGTGGGATGAACTCGGCGAAGAATTGGAGCGTCGGTTCTCCGCCGCCGCTCCGCTGGATGCCCCGACGAGCATTGCGCGGGTAACGCTCTGGGCGAACACCGGATCGACCGAGGTTCTTAACGGCCAAGGCTCTGACCCGATCATTGAAATGCGGACTTCCGACGATGCCGGGATGACGTGGGGCGAGTGGGACGCTGACAGCCTTGGGGCTGCTGGCGAGTATCGCATGATCCCCGAGTGGCGGGCGCTGGGGATGTTCGACTTCCCTGGCTTCCTCGCCGAGTTTCGAGTGACCGACCCGGTTCCGCTGAGAATTTCTGCGGTGAAGGTCAACGACCCGGCGGGTGGGCGTAGTCGTGGCTAGAAGGATACTGGACCGGCTCACTCCGCAGAACTCGACGGGACTGCCGTTCCGCAAGCTGTGGCAAAAGACCTGTGAGACGATTGAAGGGCAGTTCACCGACATCCTCGAAGCGCTGATTACGATAGACGACGTTACGGCGGTCACTATCGCCGCCGATTATACGGGGACGGTTACTCCTTCCGACCAGCTTCCAAAGAACGTCCTGTTCAAGCTCAAAGAGGGCTCGACCGACATCACAACGGAAGCTGCGTGGTCCGTCGCCGTCGATAGCGGATCGATCTCCTGTTCCATCGGGGCATCGACCGGCGTTCTCAATATCACCGCCCTTGGGTCAACCAGCGTTGTTATCGTGACCGGGGTTTACCAGGGCATCACGCGGACCCGGAAACTTCAGGTCAACCTCAGCACAGGCCAGGTTCCGGCGAGCGGAAGCGGCGGCGGTTCTAGCTCAAGCACATCCACGTTCAGCACGATCAATTCCACGTCTCACGCCGCGATCTGCACTTTGACGGCAACGGCGGGGAGTGGCGGAATCGTCACCCTTTCCGCCCCACTGGACGTAACAACAGCGCTCGCTGCCACCACCGTGACGCTCGAAGTTTACGGCAAGTGGCAATGGGACTCGACCGGCGGCGGGGTTTGGGTTGACCTAGCGGCGGAAGTGGCGAGCAATCCCGACTGCCGCATCGCGTTCGATTCTGACAGCCTCGACTACTTTGTCACGGATGGTTCGCTCAGCGTGCCGGACTCAAAGACGGGACTTACTCCGGGATCGCCGTATAACTTCCGGCTGATGGCCCGCAAGAACAGCGGAACGCGGGTGATGAGCTTTATCGGGACGGCGAGTGCAGTCGGTTCGTAGGCTCTCGGTTGAGGATGCCGATTTAGTCAACGAGTGGTTCTGGCGCGACAGCGGGAAGCGGGGCGATTTCTCGCAATTCCTAAGTGATCGGATGAACGCCTTTCTCGCTTGCGGCGAGGGCGGCGCGATGTTCGTGTGGCGCGGGCCGGGAATCTACGAAGTCCACGTCATGTTCGAGCAGCGCGGGCGGGAGGTTATCCGCCTCTCGCATCAGATGCTCGACACCATGCGGAAGGACTGCGGCGCGAAGCTGTTCTGGGCGGCGGTTCCGGTCGAATCCCGCCACGTCATCATGTTCACCCGCCTCATGGGGTGGAAGTCACAAGGGCCGGCCGACCTCTCGCACGGTCGCTGCGAACTTTTCATCGGAGAATAGTGAATGCCTCCAGCAATCATCGCCGGCGGCATTGCCGCAGTTGGCGCAATCGGCGGCGCGGTCATTTCGTCGTCCGCTCAGAAGAGTGCCGCGAACACCGCCGCCCAAGCGCAGCAGCAGGCGACCAGCCAAGAGCTTCAGCTCGGCCGCGAGAACATCGCCTTTCAGCAGGGCATCTACAATCAGAACAAGGCGCTGCTGACGCCGTCCGTCCAGCGGGGCGATGTTGCGGGCAATCAAATCAACGCGCTCCTCGGATTGGGCGGGACGCAGACCCCGGTGGCAGCTCAGCCAGCAGCGACGACCCCTGCGGCCGGCGGCATCCAGACCATCCCGCAATACACGCAGCAGCCTGTCGGAGGCCGCAATGCAATCATGCGGTTTCTTAACGGGATCGCGAGAGATCGCCTGGAGGAGACCGGCCAGCCTCCCGTGCAGAATGCGCCCGCACCTCAAACTACAGCGCCCACTCCATCGGCAACCTCGACAACTCCCGCGACCACCACAACGACGCCAATGGGCCAGACAGCCCAACAAGCCGCGTCGGACGCCTTCAACCAATTCGCCCACTCGGCGGGGATCGACTTCCAGCTCCAGCAGGGTACCAACGCGCTCCAGCAATCGGCGGCCGCGCGGGGGATGCTCCAGTCCGGCGCGACACTGAAGGGCCTCCAGAACTACGGGCAGTCAACCGCGCTCAACAACTACTTCCTGCCCTACATGGGGCTGTTGCAGGGCCAGCAGGCAACCGGAGCGCAGTCGGGCGCGGCGATCGCGGGCGTCGGCTCGAACTTCGGGAACACCGTTTCCTCGATCTACGGCGGCCAGCAGAACGCGGTTCAGAGCGGCGCCAATGCCCTGTCCAACGCCGCGCTCCTCAAGGGGCAGGCGAACGCGGGCATGTGGAACACGATCGGCAGCTCACTTGGCGGGCTCGCGTCGAGCTTCCTCCCGAACCCCGGCGGGGCGCGTTACTGATGACCGAGATCGAGCGTCTCAAAGCCAAGCTTGCGGCCCGCGAGAACAAGCCGGGTTTCCAATCCAACACCGAAGAACTGAAGCGGCGCATTGCTGAACTGGAGGCGGAATGAGCGACGTAAACTGGGCGCTAGGTCTCCAGAACGGCAACGCCGGGGACGCTTTCACACGAGCGTTCCAGCAAGGCCAAGTCAACAACCGCCAGAATATGGCCCGCTCGGCTATGGCGGCGCTGGTCAAAGATCCGAACAATGCCAACGCGCTTGCCGCATTGGCGAAGGTCGATCCGGAAACCGCGCTGGAGTTTCGCAAGCAGCAGCTCGAATATCACAAGGCCCAGCTTGCCGAGCATTCGGACAGCATCGTCAAGGGCGCGCAAATCCTTCGCCAGTTCCAGCCCAAGGATCAAGCGAGCTATTCGCAGGCCCTCGCAGCAGCGCAACAGGCGGGCATCGACATCTCACAGGTGCCGCAGCAATATAACCCAGAATACGTCCAAGGCGTCATTCACATTGCCGATGCGCTGAAGCCGGACGCCTCCGCAAACGAGAAATACATTCCTCTGCAGCCGGGCGGCAGCGTGGCACGCATCAACCCTCAGACCGGGCAAGTCGAGATGGTCGTTCAGGCCAACCCCGGCAACGCTACGCCGGGAACGCCAGTCGGAAACGTGCCGCAAGTCCACGATCAGTCCACCTACGACGCGGTTCCCCCTGGCGGTCAGTATCTCGGCCCGGACGGCCACATTCGAGTAAAGCAAGGAGGTCAGACGGGTTCCGCCCCGTCTGGCGGCTTTTAACCTTAACAGCTTGATGCCGTCGCTGATCCAGCAGGAGAGCGGCGGGAGGGGGACGGCGGTTAGTCCGAAGGGTGCGCTGGGTTCAACCCAGATGCTTCCCGAGACCGCCCGAGAGATGGCCGGAAAGCTCGGATTGCCGTGGCGGCCTGACTTGCTCCAGTCGAATGATCCTACGGCGCTCAGCTACCAGCAGGCGCTCGGCGCTGCGTATCTGCAAGAGGGCTACGCAAAGACCGGCAACGCCCGTGACGCGCTCCGCTACTACCACGGCGGCCCCAATCGCTCGATGTGGGGGCCAAAGACCAACGCTTATGCTGACAGCGTGCTGCGCCGCTCAGGGGGATATTGATGCCGAATCCGTGGGACAGTGACCCGATTGTTGCGAGCCCGGGCCCTGTTTACGGAGCTCCGCGCCTGCCGCCCGCGCAGACGGCCCCACAGGTGCAGCAGGACCAGCTCCAAGTCCAGCACCTCAGCCAGCAGATCGCCGCGCAGCCGCTTCAGAACGAAAACACCCGCGTCAACATCGCGCAGGGCCAGACCTCGATCCAGAACCAGCACTTCAATCAGAACCAGGGGCTGCGGCAGGAGTTCGACAACCTCCCCGAGGTCAAGAACTACAGCGTCGCGCTGGGCTCGCTCGCAAGCGCCCTGAAAGCCCCGGACACGCCGCAGGGCGACCTTGCGCTGATCTATGCCTACGCCAAGGCCGCCGACCCCGGCTCGGTCGTCCGCGAGGGCGAGATGGACATGGCGAAGGCCACCGCTTCGCTCCCGCAGCAGTGGCAGGCGGACGCACAGCGCCTGACACAGGGTAAGCGGCTTCCGCCGGCTGTGCGCCTTGGGTTGATTGAGGCCATGCGCCAGTCCGTATCGGGACTGAGGCAAACCTATGACTTGCAGCGCCAGCGCTTTGGCCAAGTCGCGCAGCAGCAGGGCATCGACCCCAACCAGGTGCTCGGCCCACCGCTGTATGACGCGATCCGCCCGCTCGAAGAGAATTACATCACCGCTCACGGCGGCACTCCGCGCGATCCCAATGCCCCGGTAGAGGAAGCGCCTGCGCCGCCATTGGAAACGGAGAAGGGATTCGGAATAACGCCCCACGGCTCAACGCCAACGGCGAGTTCGGAGGACTTCCGCAACCAGCTTTACTCGGCGATGCGGCAGAAGCAGATCAAATCGCCAGCGGACATCAAAGCGTTCACGGATCAATATAACCAATCGCACGGAACGGGGTGGCAGGTTAATCTCGCTAGCCCAGAGACGCGGGCGGCGATCAGCGCCGCAATGAAAGGGAAGCGGTTCGGTATCGGTCAGCCCATCCCAGACATTTCGGGTGCTCCGCAGGGCTCTGGGCCTTCGTTCGTTCGTGGTGCGGCGGACACTGCGACACTGGGCCTTCGCGACAAGATAGTGGCCGCCGGGGACGCGTTACAGAACAACAGCCCGTTCGACTATAACCTCGCCCGCCAATATGCGATTTCGGACGCTAATCAGGCCGACCACGGGATTGCGCGGTTCGGCGGCCAGGTTGCGGGGGGCTTCGCGCTTCCGATGGGCGAGGTCAATAGCCTCGCCAATCTTTCTCTGAAGGGCGGCGCTTATGGGGCGGCTTACGGCCTCGGATCGAGCCGATCGCTAAGCGACGTTCCCGCCAACGCGCTCGCGGGTGGAGTGACTGGCGCCGCTGTCCCGGCGATCTTTGGGAGGATGTTCAAGCCCAAGGTCTCGACGGGTGTAGATCCGTTGGTGGACCCGGTATCGGGCGAACTTAACCAGCCTCTCGATTCAATGAATCCAGCCCAACGCTTGGCCCTGATGAACTCCTACGGCCTCAAGAGCGTGTCCCCCGGCATGGTCGGCGGCCGCACCGCCCGCGTCCTTGAGCAGGGCTTGAACAACGTTCCCGGCTCCGCTGGCGTGATGGAGGACTTCAACCAAGGAGCCTCTCGCGAAGTCCGCAAGGCGATGCAGGGCGTGGCCCAGCAGTTCGGCACCTCAAAGACGATGGCGGAAGGCGGCTCTGAGCTCCAGCGCGGAGCTCAGGAACGCATCGCGCGAGGCGAAACCGTCACGAGCAAGGCTTACAACGCGATCCCGATCAGCGACCAAGCCCCGGCGTCCACGTCAAGCACCGTCGCGACCCTCCAGAACCTCACGGGGCGCTTCCAGTCGAACCCGGAGCTTGCTGACGCACTGAAAGACCCGACCCTCCAGAAGTATCTGAGCGCAGCCCAGCAAGGGATGAGCTGGAAGGATCTGAAAGACTTCCGCTCCGTGATTGGCGAGAAGATCGGGGCGGCCAGGTTCGGCGAGAGTTCAAGCACGAGCGACCTTCGCGCCCTATACGGCGCCTTGTCCGAGGACATGAAGAACACCGCCGCCTCTATGGGGCCGAAGGCGGTCTCAGCGTTCAATCGGGCGAATAGCCTGTATCGCAACGAGCAGCAGCTAATCGAGGGCTCGCTGACCCGCATTCTCGGCAAGGATGGGTCTCTCGCTCCCGAAAAGGCCGCAGCAGCCGTTCAGGCGATGACCAAGGGCGGCAAGGCGACCGGCGACCTCAAGACGCTCGCACAGATCAAGTCAGCCACCGTTAAGAGCGGCGCGTGGGACGAGATTGCCTCGACGCTCATCCACTTGGGCGGACAGCCGGCAAACAGCGAAGGGCGGGCCTTCAACCCCCAGACCTTCGTGAACTGGTATTCAGATATGAGCGAACCTGCGCGGTCGATGCTGTTCAAGCCAGAGCAGCGTAAGGCGCTCGACGGCTTCGTATCGGTTGTCCAGCAGCTCGGGCGGGTGAAAGGCCTGACCAACAGCTCGAACACCACCCCGACGATGATCGGCTCTGGCGCTATCGCCGCTGGCGGGCTCGCGGCCGTCAACCACCCGGTCGCGTTGCTCGCGATCCTCGGGGGCGGCGCGGTCAATTACGGCATGGCGAAGGCGTGGACGAACCCCAGCTTCGTGAGGCTCATCACGGGCCTCGGCAAGGCATCGCTGAGCCAGAATCCCAATGCCGTTCAGTCACAGGTAGGAAGGCTCGCCAAGTTCGCGGCCACCAACCCTGAGTTCAGCGAGCCGGTGAAAGCGATCCTCCGCCAGATCGCGAACGACAACACTGTTGCCGGGGTTGCGGCGTCACCCGGCGCCAACCAGGAACAGCAACAGCAGTAACCCGATCGCCCTCACCCGATAGCGGGGAACGGCGAACCACAACACCATCGCAATCAACGCCGCGTGCCAGAGCTTCACAGGGCTCTGACTAGCACAATTCAGCCGCTTCCGAGCGGCTTTTTCTTTGTCTGGAGCTCACATGGCCGCCAAGCAGTTTTTTTTACCATATCAGGCCGCTACGATCAACGCGATCGCCGAGCCGGGTGCGACCCTGACGTTCTACCAGACGGGGACGACGACCAAGCTTCCGATCTACACCACGGCCCTGCTCGACACCGAGCTCGCCAATCCGGTTCGCGCCAATGCCGCTGGACGGTTCGCCGACATCTACCTCGACACGACACAGACCTATCGCCTTGTTATCAAGAATCGTGAGGGGACCGCGATGGAGGACATCGATCCCTACATCCCCGGTACCATCTCGATTGGCGTGACGGACGGCACGGATGACGTTCTCGCCACCAACTACGGCGCGATTTTCAATAATTCAACGGACGACCATCTCGGAGTCCAAGCGGCCCTGACGGCGAGCGCAGACCTTGCCGGGAACGAGAACCTCGGTGGCTTCTACCCCGGAGGTCCGCAAGTCATCCTGCCTGCTGGCAGGACCGGATATATGGGGGCGAATACCCTTACCATCCGGGAATCCATGAACCTGACTGGCAAGGGCGAGGGGCGTTTCGGTCCAGGTGCGCATGGCGTCTCATGCCTTCGCTATGACGCGGGCGCGGTGGGCATTTCCATTCAGGCAACCAACACGAGCGGCACTACGACTGTCCCCGTCGGCACGCTGCAGGGCAGCGGCGGTGTAACCATCAAGCACATCATGCTTCAGGGGCCAGAGGATGGCGCTGAGGCGGCGACTGACGGTAGTACCGGATCAACGCTCGCCACAAGTCCTAATCACGCCATCGATGCGCACATTCCGACCGCCACCTTCGGCGTCTATGGCCGGGGCTTCCGGGCGATTGGCGTCAAGGGCTGGGCGGGCACCTATAGCGCCGTCAACTATGGCGGCAATGCGAGCATGTCTGCGTTCTATGGGACAAAAATGGAGGCGTGTCAGATTGGCTTCGACTTCCGGGGCTCAGACGCGAACATCCTGACGTTCATCAACGACGAAGCGTATCAGAATTACCAAGCGGGCTTCGTATTCGATACGGGCATCGGCCCGACCGTCGGCATTGGCCTACACACTGCCTCAAACGGCATGATTTCCGGTCACTTGAGTTACATGTGCCACTACAACGGGCGGCGTTTCGCTGCGACGTGGGGCAAGACGATCACGGAGCTAACGACAAACGCTCCACCCAACAGCGCCACAAGCAACGCTTATTGGAATTACATTGAGGACGGAGCCGCAGATGCGGTTGTCAAGACGTGGAACGGGACTCAGCAGTTCCGGGCCGGTGGTGACGTTCTCACGGCGGGGCCGGTCAATCCGAACCAAGTTGCGTGTTTCATTGGCCTTTATCGCGAAGATCCGGGTGTCTGCCAGTTCGGGGGCTCGACCCTGCTCATTAGCTCCATTGGCGCGAAGAAATACCGCATCGGCGGCGTCCACATTTACGCCAACAACAACAAGTTCATTTGCGATGAGTCGGTTGACTTTGCCGGAAACATCACGGTGCGCGGCAACACGCACATCTTCGGTGACAATGCCGCCGCAACCGTCGCTGACACCGCGCTCTATGTGGACACGACCAACACCGAGGCTGCGATCTTCGGCCGCTCCAGCGGCGGGACGGTCATCGGTCACGTCGCATGGGAGAAGAACGCTTCGGCGATCTACCTCGCCCCCGCTGCTTCTGGCCACATCTTTAGGACGGGCGCATTCGGCGCGGCCACGCAGCGTGCCGCAATCACGACTAGCGGTATCGAGCTGCCGTCGTCGCACGCTCTCTACATCAATTCGCAACAGGTGGTTGGGGCTAGGGGCGCAGCGGTCACCCGTATCTCGCGCACGGCAACTTCCGGCTCGCTTCCTACCGCAGATGGGTCAATCGCCATCGCCAACGCGGCGACTCCAACGGTTGTCGAATTGCTGGAGTATTGCACCGAGCTAGAGGCGAAGCTTGAAGAGCTGACAGCCAAGTTCCGCGCCGCAACGGGTCACGGGCTGATCGCATAGCGCTAGGAAGTTCTCACCGCTTCCCATGTCGCTGATCCGATAGGCTGGATTGGCTGACTGGATAACGGAAGCACACTCGGCAAAAGCTTCGGGTGTCAGCGCCTCGAACATGATCGGGGTGCCGCGTTTCAGGCATTGCTCGGCACCGCGAAGGACTTGCGGCTCGTAACCCTCAACGTCGATCTTGATGAAGTCGGGGTCCAGGCCAAGGCTGTCCACGGTCCGCATTGGCACGCGGAGCCCCATTTCCGCGATATACGAGGCGTCATGGGACTCGGTTTCCTCGAGATGGGCAATCCCGTCCTTCTCCCCAAGGGCAATCGGGTGGATGGTGCAATTCTCCGGCGCGTTGAGGCGTAACAGGTCAAGCGCCTTGGGTGACGGTTCGAAGGCGTGGACATGCCTTGCTCGCTCGGCAAAGCGCCGCGTCATCACGCCGATGTTGGCGCCAATGTCGAGAACGATGCTTTCGCGGGTTATCGGGAGCGCCTGGAACGCGGCTTCGTCCTTCTGCCAGTGGGTAAACTCACCTTTGGCGATGAGAGGATAGCAGGCCAGTTCGGAGAGGTCGCAAACGAACGGGCCATAACGGGTCTGAGCGCTGAAACGGCGAAGTGACGGGCGCATAGCAGCGAAGGTGCGGGCAAGCTTGATGCTTCCCCTCGGAAGGCGATCAGCCACGCGGACAAGCGCGACAGCTACATCGTCGATCATGGTCAAGGATTAGCGAGAGAAAAGTCATGCGTAAAGAACTTCGGCCGTGATCCACAATCTCGATTCTCCCAAGGGCCTCGCGTTGGACGGCACGCTGGTTAGCTGGGTGGCGTTCGTCGTCGCTAGGGGCGTTCCGGCCATGCTTACTGTCGCGACCTTGGTGCTGGTCGTTCTCCGCATTCTTATCGCTTTCCGCGAATGGCGAAGGGGCAAATAGTTATGTGCAAAGCCTGTGACATTCACCGCAAGACGGCATCGGTAAGCAAGCAGCTTCATCGGGTTTATGATGCGGTCGTGAAAGAGCGCGTTCCCGCAGAATTTGAGGAATTGCTCGCCAAGCTGAAGTGAAAGCCTCGCCGTTCAACCGCGTTGCCGAGGGGGATAGTCGGCGGGCGGAATACTGAGCGAGGCCCCTGTTACTCGGCACGACCGTTCTTCACTCTCATTCCGGACGGCCCAAGTCGTCAGTCTCATAACCTGAACGACGCGAGTTCAACGCTCGCGGAGCGGAGTGGTTCCCATGCAGCCTACAGATCGGGCGCTCGCGATCATTCGCGAGTTCGAGGGTTGCCGCCTCACCGCCTATAAATGCCCCGCTGGCGTCTGGACGATCGGTTGGGGAGCGACAGGCCCCGGCATCTACAAGGGCGTCGTTTGGACGCAGGATCAGGCCGACCGCCGCCTCCTTTCGGACGTTGCGGCGACCGCGCACGGCGTCAGCCAGCTCCTCGGCAATGCGCCTACCACGCAAGGGCAGTTCGATGCCCTGATCTCGTTTGCATACAACGTCGGAACCGACATCGACAGCGATTCCACGCCAGAGGGGTTGGGCGATAGCACGCTGCTCAAGAAGCATCTCAGAGGCGACTTCGCTGGCGCCGCTGCTGAATTTCCAAAGTGGAACAAGGCCAAGGGGAGGATCCTCCCCGGCCTAACCAAGCGCCGCGAAAAAGAGGAATGGCTGTATGTTGCTGGCTAAACTCACCAGCGCGTCCCGGTGGCTGTATAACCACCTCGGCGACCCGCGCACAAAGAACATCCTGATCCTCGTGCTGCTGTGCCTCACCGGCTTCGGCATGGTCGCTCCAACCACCGCAACCTCAATGCGCGACCTCGTGCTGAGCATGGTGAAGCTGTGATCCCGCGCTCTGTCCTCGCGTGCCTGCTCGCGTTCCAACCGGGGCTCGTCGAAACCGACAACCTCAAGTTCGTCCAGTATCCGCTGATCCACAAGGTTTCATGCGACGAGGGCAGCGGAACCGGCTTTCGTGTGGGCCTACATCATTGGCTCTCGGTCGCCCACGTTACGGCCATGCACAATTGCGAGGTCGATGGCGCGAAGATCGCTGTCACCGAGCAGGACGGCAAGCGGGACTTCTCGCGCTTCGACACGGAGCAGGGCGCTCCCAACGGCTTCCGGGTAGACTGCTCGGGCTTCGTTCCGGGCCAGTGGTATTTTGCAATTGGGCACGCTCTCGGCAAGCCATATCAAACCCTGATTCCGCTTTACGCCACTTATGCCAAGGGACCTGACGGAAAGCGCGTCCTCCTCGGTGAGTATGACGTGATCCCCGGAATGTCCGGTGGGCCGATCCTCAACGCCGAGGGCGAGGTTGTCGGCACAATCAACGCCTACATGCCCGGAACGCCGATCAGCCTGTCTCGTGAGCTCCGTGACACGAGCATTTGCGGGGCGACGATAGCGTGACCGCCCTCGCGATCCTCCTCCTCATCGCGCTCGATGCGGTGCTGTTCGAGTGCTGGTTCAGGGCTGACCTTCTCAAAAGGATGCGGAAATGATCGTGCTCGCCATCCTTGGCCTCATCATCATCGGCCTCTGGGCGCTCGACAGGTTGCTCGATTGGGTGGGTTCCTGATGTCCCTCGCCCTCATCCGCCTGTTTCTCGGCGCGGCGCTGAAGAAGCTCGTCGCTTGGCTGTCACACCGGAGCTTCTGGCAGATCGTCTCAATGGGCCTGGCCCTGCTGCTGGTCGTTCAGACCGTCCGCGTGAAGTCCGAGCAGAGGCACGCGCACAAGGTCGAGACGCAGCTTAGCAAGGCAGTCGCGGAACTCAATTCCATTTCATCGAAGCGCGACGATCAGAAACGCGAGACCGCCGAGCGGATCAAGGTCGTCACCCAAACGATCCATGATGCGGATGAACGGGCGAAGCTAGTCGAAAAGGCACCGCCCGCTCCGAATTGCCGCACCAAACCAGAGGTGATGAATGCGGACATTTGAATCCGCTGGCCGCCCTCCCACCAGAGGGGGCGGTGGTGGCCGCCATATCTACGTTCCCGCAATGGGTATCGTCTCGGCCAGCGAACAGACTTGCGCTAGCATGAAAAATACGTTAGGTCAAACTCAATTCGGCTACGGTCGAAGGGAGAAGGTGTTTCGCCTTCGCCTGGGGCTACAGGCTCCAGCGGCGCGGGTGGTTAAGGTCGCTACGGTTGCCTTGACCGCCCTCGCCATCTCAGGCTGCGCGACCACAACCCGCTACACCACCGTCTATTGCCTCACCAAGGCTCAGTTCGAGCAACTGAAGAACTCGCAACCCCCCAAGGTTCGCGACCAGCTCACTGGTGACGCCTCCAAAGACGTAGGAATCCTTGCCGGAAGCGCCATTCGCCTCCGCGCCCATGATGACGGCCTGCTCGAAGTCCTCGGCGGCTGCGTCGATCCCAAGGAGAAACCATGAAGCGCCTAGCCCTTGCAGCGCTGCTGCTGACCTCATGCCGCATCGATCCGACACCAGACAACAGCTACGAACTCGCCCGTCTCTCGAAAACGCAATACAAGATATGCGCGGACGGCTCAGTAGTTCGCAAGACCCAGCGCTGCCCAACGGTAACGCCCACCCCGACTCCCACACCAACCCCGACGCCTACTCCTACTCCTACTCCAACCCCGACGCCTACTCCCACGCCTACTCCAACGCCGTCGCCCACCGAGCCCGTCCCGCCGCTCATTCCGGAGCCGTGGGCTTCAATGGCGACAAAGACGTGCGCCAGCGGGCAGAAGATTTTCGATCTCCCCGGCCTGGTCTGCAACCCGAGGCCTCCGGTCCCCACGCTCACGATGCACGGCGAGACATTCATGGGCGAGGCGGAGATTGCCGACAACTTCGACCTGATCTCGACTTCGGCGGTCGTTTATTCCGACATCCCGAACACCTCGAACGGCCTATGGTATGGCGGACTCCCGCAAGTCACTAGCGAAGGCGGAAACTTCCGCCTGAACTGCCTTCCAGGCCAACTCCTGAAGGACGATCCCTTGATTGTTCCGGGGCTTCCCGGCGCGTCACACCTCCACCAGTTTTGGGGCAACACTCAGACCAACGCCTTCTCGACCTATCAGAGCCTCCGAACAACGGGGAACTCGACCTGCTCCAACCCGATCAACGGGCCTGCCAACCGGACGGCCTACTGGATGCCAGCGATGCTCGACGGCGCGGGGAACGCGGTCAAGCCAGACTATATCTCGACCTATTACAAGCAGCATCCGAAAACCGATCAGGCCTGCACCGAAAGCGGCCAGTGCATCCCGCTCCCCAACGGCCTTCGCTACACCTTTGGCTACAGCATGAAAACCATGACTGGAGGGCCGACGGATCCAAGCACTCCAGTCTATTACCAGGTGAAGTGGACGTGCAACAAGGACGACGCCGGTAATCAGGCGATCCCCGGCTCGTATCACACCTTGGCCGACATGGTGACGGCGGGCTGCCCGGCTGGATCGAAGATCTTCCTGAACTTCGTCGCCCCGGACTGCTGGAACGGCGTGGTGGACGCGGCCGATCATCGCTCGAATATGGCCTATCCGACGCGCGCGACGCCGAACGGCTTCCGCTGCCCGCTGGATCATCCCTACTGGACGCCGAATTGGTCAGGCTTCGCAGTCTATACGACCGATGCCAACTTCGTCGCTGGCAAGTGGCACCTGTCCTCGGATGAACTGATGCCAGGAGTGAAGGCCGGAGAGACGGCCCACTTCGATTACTGGGAAGCCTGGTCGCCGCTGGTGAAGGCGACGTGGCAATTTCACTGCATCGACATGAGCCTGAACTGCTCAGGCGGCGAGCTCGGCGATGGGACGGCGATGAACCATGACGACCTGGGCCCGAGGCCGACGCACCAGCTCATCTCGCTTAGCTCGATTCAATAGCGGTTCCACTGGGGGAGCAACCATGTGGCAGTCAACGACAACGAGCCCCAAATTCTGGTCGTCGATATTGAGACCAAGCTGCTCGACATCCGTTCGTTCGGAATCCGTGACCAGCACATAGCGATCCATCAGCTACGGGACATCGCCAAGAGCGCCCGTACTATTCACTGCATCGGGTGGAAATGGCTTGGCGCCCGCCGCGCCTCCGTCCTCAGTGAATGGGAGCATGGTTATGAAGGTATGATCGAGGGCATCCGCGACTTGTTCGACGAGGCGGATGCGGCGCTCGGCTTCAACCACATCAACTTCGACATGAAGAAGATGCGCGGCCAGTTCGCGCTGCTTGGCATGGACTACCCCAAGCCTCCAACGAATATCGATATCTATCGAACCGTACGGCAGATGGGTTTCCCGTCGTCGAAGCTGGATTACATCGCCCAGGCATTCGGGATCGGCCGCAAAGTCGAGCATCCCGGCTATAAGATGTGGAACGATTGCCTTGACGGCTGTCCCATGGCGCAGCGGAAGATGGCGAAGTATTGCGCCGGCGACGTTCGGCTTACCGAGGACGTTTACCGCCGCTTGAGACCTTACATCGAGGATCATCCCTATCTCGGCAAGGCCTCTGGATATTCCTGTAATCGCTGCGGATCCAAGAACCTCACCAGCCAGGGAGAGAAGCGCACGCGGCATTGGCGCATCCAGTCCTTGAAGTGCTCCGACTGTGGCGGATGGCGGCAGGGACTGAGAAAGAAGGTCGCGTGATCCTCCACCTCGACGATCGTCGCCACATCAGCATCGACGCCCACTCAGGAAAGATATGGCTTAGCTCGCATAATGGATGTGGGACGATCAACTCCCTGACCCCTGAAGAGGCAGCAGAGATAGGACTGACACTGTTTAGGGAGGCGCGGAAGATGAAGCGCGCCTAGCGGGAAATAGCTCCCCAATCAGTCACCTAATCTCCAATGGTTGAACGAGCGCTGGTCATGCCTGGGAGAGTGTAAATGGCGGAATACGAATTGTATCCCCATCTATGGCCGTATTTTCGAGCGTGAAGCTCGCGACGCAGTCAGTGTCGTCCTTGTTGCACAGTCGAAATGTCGTTCCGTCCGGCGCAAGGTGAACTTCGCGCGTCGGCTCACCATGATAGACGAAGCTCGTAGGTTGCTCAGCCATCACCCTTCTCCTCTCACGTCCTCTGTCTGCAGGGCGGCGCGGGTTACTTGCATCGCATCTCGCCAGCCTTTGTCGTATTCCCCTAGCGTGCGCGCCTCCAAGTCATCTGGATTGCCAAGTTCGTCCTGAGTGAGAACACTCCTCAACCTCTCCTCCCGCCTCATTAGAGGGGAGATGACTTCGGCTTCGATTGCGCGGGCAAGTCGCTCAAGCGAGGTTCGTTGGCTGTCAGCAAGTTCATCCCACTCGCAGCCGCCGTTGCCAATCTCGCGTTCCATCGTCAGCATTTCGGCGTGAAGCGAACGCGCAATCCTATCTACTGTATCGTTCATGGCTTCCCAGCTTTCGCTTCGATGGCTTGGATTTCCGCAACCGCCCCGACATTGCATTCGCCGCGAAGATAGTCTTTGGCCAACTCTAGGGCCTCTTGAAGCACCCGTATCAGCGTGGCGGCTTCGGGAACTAGCGCAGTAATCTCGGAGCGCGCCGTTAGAACACGATCTTGCCATTCACGGTATCGGCGCTGATCTTCCACGCCAGCCATGGCTTCGGCGGCTCGGGTTCCCTGCTCTGGCAACGATTGTGGCGGCAGCTCATTCGCTACCTCTAACAGCGCCTCCAGCCTCTCCAGCAATGTCTCATCCCCCACTGGTAGTTCCTTCCCCCGGCATGCCGTCAATCATGTGGCACACCATTGCCCTCGCTTGCTCATAGTCGAACAAGTTGGTTATCCCGGCGTCCGGGTTGAAGTTTTCGGGCAGCTTCCACCTCAGGAAGCGCTCGGCCATGTATTTGATTTGCGCGTCAGTCATTTGGTAGTTCCTTCCTGTGATCTGGTGTTGCAGTAGTGACCGACCGCATAACATCGACGGCACACACGATATTCAGCCGGACACTGCTCGGCATGGAATGCAAGCCAGCGGTGGCCTATGATTAGGCAGAGCGCCCTCATCATTCTGACTGCCCGCTGGAAGGGTCCGGCTTCCACCATTCTGCACCGCGTTCTCTGACGAGAATGTAGTCCGCCTTTTCAGCCGCCAAGAACATATCCTGCGGCCATTGGGATTCGTCGATAAGGTTCGCAGCCAGACGAATTGCGGCGAGCGCGTCGAGTAATTCATCCATTGCTATTGTCCTGTGATTGCATTGCGGCGATAGCTGCGCGGGCGGCGCGCCGATATTCTTCCTGCGTCTCGGGAGACAGGCAATCAAACGGCAGTTCGTCTGGATATTGTGCCGCAGCAATCGCCCTCGCAACCCGCTCAACAACCTCGTCAGTCACTACGGTAGGACGGGTGTTGATCGAGGGCGCGACAAATGTCAGCCCGTTTGCGTGGCAATATCGGCGGAAGGCGGCTTCGTGCAGCTCGCCGGGAAGCATGTCGATGCTATGCCCGACGGTGCCGCCTTTCCAGCTTCCCTTGCGCTGTCCGACTTCAGTCGAAAATCGCAGATCAAGGCTGCGGCCAATGTGATTTCGACCAAGGAAGAATAAGCGAAACAAGCCCATGCCGCGCTTCCACTCGCGCTCCTCTATGCGCGTCGTCGCGGCGATGTGCTCGCCGTCGAAGTCGATGAACTCGAACTTGGCTACGGGACAGGCGTCCTCAATGGCCTGCTTGACCGTCCAGCCGTTCTTGGAACGGAAGCCCCATTCGGGAAGGTCGGCAAAATGCTCGCCTTCCAAATCATAGAGGCTATGCCGGACGCAACGATGCTCACGCCAAGGGGCGAAGAACACCTTGGACTTGCAGCCCGGCCACTCGTTTAGCTGCGCGCCGTAATGAACGTGCAGCGCACTCTCAAAGACACTGAAGCCGAACTCGCGTTCCTCGACTTCCCAATAGCCGCTGTTAGGTGATTTCGACCACTCATAGCGCGACGTATCAACCCAGCGTTTGAACGGTTTGATGATAGGCGGCAGCGCGGCAATCAGGGTCGTCTTGCCAAGGCTGACTCGTAGGCGACAGCCGGGATAGTCATCGCCGTCACCGGAACCGAGCATGATTGCAAACTTACCGTATCGCTCACGCGCGTAAGTGAACGGGCCGAAATAACGATCATTATCGCTCCAGCGGATAGCTTTCATCACTTCATCTGACATTGCTTGAGCCTTCCTGTGATCTGGCTTCACGGATTTTCATTTCGATCCATGCTCTGAACGCTTCCCGCCGAATGCGGTCTGACCGTTGCCTCTTGAGCCAGTCCAACAGCTTATCGCTTGTCATGTCGTCTCTCCGGATGCGCGAGCTTTCAATGCTGCTGCGGTGAGCGCGAGGGCGGGAGTTGCAGACGCAGCGCGAACCGGATCAGCGTCCTCGTCGATCCAAACCTCTGCCCGCGACTTGCGCCTAAGCTCGGGATGGTTCTCGACGCGAAAGCCTGCCGTCTCCCCCTCCGGCACAAGCGTCATGGCTGCGTCGAGGGAGGCGGTGTAGCGGGGGCAATAGGGTTCATCGCCCGCCGGTTGCGGCAAACCTAGCCCATCGTGATAGATTTGAGCATCTAGAAGAACGCTCGGCTCCGTCGCTTTCTCAACGCGCTCGGCAAGCCCCAACAGCTTATCGCTTGTCATGTCGTCTCTCCTGACTGACTGCTGGAGGGGTTGGGAGCTCCATTGATGTCGATTGGAAAGAGTGCCTCGATCTGCTTGAACTCGTCGAAGTCGCGGGCGACGATGATCCATCGTCCATCCTGAAGCGCAACGGTTGCCGGTCGGAAGCCGTGGCCCGAGCAACTCGCCCTCGTCGCTAATCCGAAATCATTCAGAGCGGCAACGAGTGTAGCGATCTCTGCGTCAACTTCGATCACGCGCCCGCCAATGTCCAATACCTCGACTTTTTGGCCGTTCGCGCCAAGCAGCATCTCATCCATTTAGCTTAGTCCTCTCGATGACCTTGAGACGCCGAGCCTGTAGCCGCGCATAATCTCGCGCATGGAAGGCATCTATCTCCCTCCACATTTCATCTCTCTCTCGATCTGTGGCGCTGCTGTAGGGGTGGCGGTTCATGGCGCATCGCCGTTGGCGACCGGGCTTGGCGCTCCTGAGGGAGCCGAGCCGCCTTCGCGTCTCGGGGCTTCGCCCGCCATCCCTTGCGCGGCGCGCCATTCTTCGTATTCGCTCAGTATTTCGCGGATAGGGGCGCTGAACCACTCTGAGCGATCGCGTTGGAAGCGTTCAATCTTGTTGGCGGTATCAGCGGGGATCTTCGTAAAGTCCCAATCGACGGAGGCGAAAGCTTCCGATGCGCGTCTAAAGTCCTGGACGGACGGCGTTTCGTACATCCGCCGCGTTTCGACCAAATCCAGGCAGGGGCCTTCGCAAGCGATCTCCGCTTGATCGTAAGCGATCGCGAATGGCATCAGCGCGTTCTTGAGGCGGTCAAAGCCCTCCCTCATGCCGCACCTATGAATTTGCGAGCCTCAGAGATCGCCTCATCCAATCCTAAGCGAGAGCCGTTTCCATCTGGATTCGCGCCAGCGAGAAAAGCGGCTTCGCACAGCCGCTCGATGATAACTCTGGCTTCCTCGCGCCCTATGTTCCTGGAGGCTTGCGCCAGCCCAACGGCATCACAGCGCGGCGGATTTCCAATCTCGACTATGTGATCCATGATGGCCGAAAGTAGAAGTTTGTCGCTCATTGCGCTCTCGCTTTCAGTGCGCCCTCAAGACATTCGCGGGCGAGCACGAAAGCCCGCTCCAAGTCGTCGCCGGTCAATGGTGCAAGCACATCAGCCGCCCGCTCGATCGCGGCATAATTGTCAGGTCGCGTGTTCCAGCGTTCTGCGGCCCATTCGGCCTTGCCCCACCGGGAGGTCCCGCAATGGCAGTCGTCGCACTGAACGCGAGCCGTGGGGCCTTGCTCAAGGACGGCCCGCCCACCACAAAATGGGCATGGTCTCAGATTCGATTTCATGCTGCTAAACTCCAAGGTTGCGCGAGGATTCCCAGGCCTTGCCGTTCTGCACGGATAAGCGCCTCGACCGCTAACTCGCCTGCGCCCCACAGGGCCGTTCCACTTCCCGGCTGCTTGCCGAGCGAACCGTCTGGGCGAATGAACTTTACCTTCGGCAGGAACATGACTGCCGCCGCCTTGCTCCACGCCTCCTGAAACCACGGAGCTGAAGTTCGGTCAGGCGTCAGGGCAATACCGCTGCCGTGCTCGAAGAACTTATTCATCCAAGGCACTATGCCGTTGCGGCCACCGAAGGGCGGATTCATCCAGACGAAGCCGTACCACGTCGCGCTGAGCCCGTCGTGGGGCAGCCACTCTTTCGCTGGAACGTACATCGGCCCGAACTCTGGGGCAGCCACATCAAGATCAAAGCACACGCCGAGCGCGTCGAAGATGTAGCGCGGCGTGTACCATTCATCGGATGCGCCAATTGTTGGCTCCCACGCGCTCATTTGGTTTTCAACTTTTCTTGGCTCGCCATAGACTAGAGGCTTCCGGTTTTCATAAGAACAGAGCGCGATTCTGGCGGAAAACTAACGCTCGTTCCTAACGCGGCATTAACAGCGCTAAGATAGCGAAACAAGCGGTTTTCACATTTGGTTTTCACTTTCACGATACGTTCTCACCGAACATTTCGTCCCAAATCCATGC